CTGTGAGGCGTAGTCAAACGCCCCCCACTTGCAACCTTCCTCTGGTATAAACAACCCACGGATCATAGCCTTTAATTCTGGATCACGGGCAGGGATCTGTTGCAGGTTCGGGTTTCTCGATGAAAAACGACCCGTCACAGTACCGCCATCATCTGAACGAAGAGGATTAAATTCACAATGGATACGACCCTTATGCGAATGCTCAAGAATGGTTTCAATAAATGTTGTGTTGGCTTTGTTAAATTCACGAAGCTTTACTATCTTTGCCGCCAGTGGGTGATGGTGGTTAGAAAGAAACTGTTTTGTAAAGGAAGGCGCATTCGTGCCCTCTGTCCTATTGTACGGCAACCCAACGGAATCGAACGCCTTTGCTATAGATGTGGCGACCCACGGCTCAATGTAGTGCCCTGTTTCCCCTTTAATTTCCTCAAGTAGCTGAGTCTCGCGTTTCTTTAATTCCTTACGGGCGACTTGCGCTTTGTCCACATCAACACGCACACCGTTGGTACGCATGTCTAACAGGGGACGAAGTAACCCAGATTCAAGGTCGAAGATTCCAGTGACCTTATCAGCTACCATGTCTTGACGTAGCCTGTCCCAAAGCTTCAAGGTTACCGCTGCATCCTGCTCGGCATACGGACCGACAAAGTTACAAGGCATCTTCCACATCTCTGACTTAGGATTGACGCCGAAGTAGTCCGCTGCCTGTTTCAACAGCCGCTCGTTCTTGTACTCGCCAAGATATTCGCCAGCCAATGAGTTTAGGTTGTAGTACCTACGATTCTCGTTCAAAAGTGGGGCGGCTATCATAGTGTCGATAATCGGTCCTTGAACCTCGATCCCTGCCCAGCGCATCCAGCCAAGATCATACATTGCATTGTGCATAACCTTTTCGATCTTGGGTGTAGCCATCTGTTTCTTCAGCCAGTTGACAACCTTAGACTCAGGGAAGTTGCCACCACCCTCATGTCTAACAGGGTAGTAGCCTATGAAGTCACCAGCCGCCACGGCGTAGCCAATGACGTATCCGTCATCTCGGCACCAGCCGGGACCTAACCGCATTAGATTCGGGTCTCGCGTTTCCAAGTCAATTGCTATGCGAGAGTACGCCGTTAAATCAGGGAATGACTGAGGCGGAGACCAGTCTTCTCGAACACCAGCGATAGAGTATTCTTTCATCTCTTCCGCATCTGCTACGTCGTTCTTATCCTTCATCTTCGGATACTCCTCTCGATGATCGGGATGATCTATAAAATTGTACTGATGGCTCATTATGCATTGCTTTCGGGCTTCGATACAATTTCACCAGCGCAAGCCAAGTAGCCGCTACCATCTACATAATTGTCTATGTGACCTGCATTGCTTTTGATACGAGCAACTTTTAACAGGTTCATCATCACACCTACATCAGCGGCGGTTACAGGGTGACCCAAATGTATAGTCCAGTACGCAGCGATAGTAGCAAAGTTGTCTTCCATATCACCGTGATCCGCCGCCCTGTCTTGCGTGACGTAACCAATAGCTGTCTCTAGTATCTCTGCTCGTTTCATATCCTGAATCTTTCCCATCCGCTTTCAATAATGTGTAGGTTGTGTCGTGCCCTCGTCGCACCTACATAGAAGGTACGTACTTCGGAGTCCTGATCTGGACTTTCGGCACATGCTCTGCTGGTTTCGGTTAGTAGCGCGACGTTATCCGCCTCGCCACCTTTGGCTTTGTGAATCGTCGATAGACGGATCCTCGGCTTCGCATCCCCGAGTATCCTCTCCCCACCCCGACGAACTGAGGATATGTAAAGAACTTCCTTCTCCGACACCTTGATTACGTCCGACCAGTGTGTCTCTTTGGTAACGAGTAAATTGCACTTCTCGATAATGTCGTCGAGAGTATAAACTTCTTCGGGGTCTAACTTGTTCAAAAGTTTTTTCCCAGCCCGGGTTATATTCTCCGTTCTCAAAAACTTGCCAAACTCTTTTACTTCCTCGGATGTAAATGTCTCTCCTCTGCATAGCCGTAACCATACCTCCAACGCCTTTAATGTGTTCGGGGAAATGGACCATCCGGTGCCCTCACGCCAGAACAGGTAGCCCTGCTCTTTGAGGTCTTGTGCAAGCTTGTTAACGATAAAGTTTGTTCGTCCAAGTATCAACCACTCACCAGTACGTAGATCCAAGTCCATGATATCATAATGGTACTCAACACTTCCATCATGATCGTTGGGTGCCCAGACTTTTTGTTGGCGAATTCCTATACGTTTTACAAGATGTTGCGCGACGTTATACACTTCTCTTGGGAGTCTGTATGATTTATTTAAAACCACCACATCATCACATGCGTTCATAAATTCTTCGACGCTAACACCCATCCAAGAATAGATGCATTGATCATCATCACCAGCGTAATACACGCGCTTGGCTCTCGGTACTAGGATCTCTTTTACCATACGCCACTGCAATGGAACTAAGTCCTGTGCTTCGTCAACAATCAAAAGATCAAGATCAGGTCCTTCGCTTCCAGCTATGAACTGCTCGATCATGTCAACAAAGTCCATCTTGTCATGGACGTCCTTGTACCTAGCTAGCGCATTGTTGATAACCTTTAACTGGCTAAGATTTAACCGCCAGTCATTGGATTCATGAAACTGTTTTTCAACACTAATTAACCTTGCCCGAGCAAGGTTAATAACATTTAGGTAAGCGTCGCCCTGCTTACCGCCCGTGAAGATAGGCCCATCGTCAACGCGAAGGGAAGCGTGGGAAGAAAACGGTAGTCCTATCAAACGCTCTAGTTCGTTGTAGTCTGAACCTTTCAATACGTCCTTGGTGCTAAGACCAAGATACTGAAACGCCAGCGAGTGCAGTGTTCTAAAATGTGTTAGATGCTTGGGGTCAATACCAAATTTCTCCACAGCCCTGTCCTTGGCCTCTGTCGCCGCCTTTTTACTGAACGACACAAAGCCTATCCGGCTAGGGTTAACGCCATTGCTCAGTGCCTCATCAACTATACCAAGTAACTTGGTCGTCTTGCCTGTGCCCGGTGGTCCAAAGATAAGTGTTTCCATACTAGTCTACCCTTTCGTAGAAATATGGCTCAACAACGTAGCCCAAAAAGTTTTTCTGATTTGTTGGACGATCCATACAATTTTCGCAAATGTCGCCATGCTCTAGCATCTTGACTCGGCTGTAGTATGTTTTCCATTTGTGGCCGCAAGTGTCACATAAAAAGTATGCCGCATAATCCATTAGAACGGCACCTCGTTATCTTCTATGTAAACGTCAGGCACATCAACCTGACCCTTAAATTCAGGGACGTGCCACACACGTATGGTCTTCCACTGACCCTTTGAATCTTTAAATTTTTTAACCCCGTTTGCCCTTCCATCAGGGTTCATTTCTTTCAGACGTTCCTGTATCTGCCCCCTGCTGTATGTGTCAAACTTTGCATTACGTAGGAATTTAATCAAAGACTCGATGCGGAAGAAAGTCAGGCCATCCTCTGTCCACGGCTTACCCAATGACAGTTCTTCTATGCTAGCCGCTTGCACCCTGCCACCACAGTAATCTTCAACCAGATCCAAGAACTGACCTTTGTATGTAAGTTCTTCCGGAACCTCGATCTCACTCATATCAGCCATCATCATTGAAACAAGATCCTGCCAGTCGGCCATCTTCATCATAGGTGGCATGACGCGGATCTGTTCCATACAAGCTTTCTGAAACTTTTGCGGTGTCTGTAGTTCCTCTGTAATCAGTTCGACACGTTTGCCATCAACGTCACAGAACCAGACTGGCGGCTCCGACTTCACAACGCACAGGCCAGTCACGTCAACGCTTGCGCTTGCCCCGCCAATGCCATACTTGCGGGTCTTACACAGTGTTCTGTTGCAACGAGACTTAAACGGCTCCTGCTGGCAGGGAAAGCCATATTCTTTTTTGTCATGCTGTTGCTGAACTGTCACAACTTCCGCAGCAGGAAGCGGTGGGTCAACGTGTTTAGTGTTGATTTCTTCGAGACGAGCCTTCCAGTTTTCCGGTTGCTCTTTCTTACAAGCCACGCAAGTACCAAACATTACGGTGTTACGTGTGCCCTCTGGCACACCGTCAGAGAATAGACTCTGCATGCAGGGTGGCCACTCGTTAAACTCATCGATCTTCTTGCCAAGCGTCAGGTTTACAAAGTCGTCTGGTGTACAGGTTCGATCCTTCACCATCTGAAGGAACTCGTCGAACGTAGCTTCCTCGCCATCTTCTTTTATGGCGTAGCGCATTGTCTGATCTTGGTCAAAATAAGGCAGGTTGATGAAGTTACCTACATCACCACGCTCAACTAGGATCTGCTCTTGCTTGGGGAATATCTCACAGCCGCCGTGCCCAAGGAACGCGGATATTTCTCCGGCCTTATCCCTGAACTCACCAGCGCTGATCTCTTCTGAAAAGAAAAAAAGTATGTGCGCTCCGCCAGACTTTGACCGACACACCACGGCAGGAACCTTATTGTCTTGAAGTCTACGATCAAGAGCAGGTAAATCCAGTGGGTATAAATCAATGTCCAGTGCGCCGAAGCTACACTTGTTGTTTGCTTTAATAGGTATAGAACCAACACCCTTCTTCCCAGAAAGGTGGCCTTGAACTAACTCAATCGTAAGAGGCTGTCTTACAATGAATGACTTAGCTTTTTGTTTCCCGGCTCTGCGTTCTTCTGATATTTGTGTCTGTCCATGTGCGCCATCGAAGCCGTTAAACGCCGCCATGAACCTTGTGGCTTGATCCATTGATATCTCCATCTAGCCTAAAGGTATATTGAGGGGCGCGAAAACCAAAAAACGCGCCCCTCAAACTGGCTAGAACGGAATGTCGTCGGTATCCTGCTGGCTAGATGTTGTGTTCTGCATCTCATCAGACGTACCAGCTTGGGTCTTTACCTCGCCGGACTTGAATGACTGGAAGAAAGAACGTGCGGCCTCGAACGCCGAACCGGGGATCTCCGTTGGTTCAACACGAGTTACCCCGAAGTTATACCACGTACCACGATCATTGCTCTCAGTGACCGCAGTCAAACGCCATGCTGTACCCCACATAGGTGGGTTAAACAAACCGTTAGGACCTTGGTACTGAACCATGCGCATCTGTGTGTTCCAACGCTTGGACACTTTCAACTGCGTCTTCTTCATGTCACAAATTGCTTGCTGGGTAGCACCAGACTTTGGATCTACAATCATGACAAGGTGTTGTGCTGAACGCACCAACTCATTACCACTTGGTAACATCTCCGCATTACCCTCGCGTGTAGTGTTGGCAATGTCAGGATGGTTGGCTGGTATCTCACCTTGGAACCCACCACCAGAGTCACGCAAAGCAAACTCAAGGTACTTCACGGCATAGCCACACGGGATAACAATCACACCGTCGTCACCGTCCCATGTCTGACCCGTCACTGTGTTGACCAAGTCACCAGCCGATGCGCCCTTAATAAACTTAGGGTCATTCTTCTGGATCTCCGGCGACAGTGCTTGCAATACCCGTAGGAACGGGATCTGCATGTCCTCTGTACCAATGCTGTCCATACCTTCGCCAGCAAACGCGGCCATGTCGGCCATAATTGTTGTTGGAAGGGTTTCTTTCTTTTCTGCTACTGCTGTATCAGCCATGTCTAACTCCTTGTGATCTTGGCTTCGTTGCCTACAAATACTCCGAACGTATCGAAGTCTAGTTCCTTGCCGCTTTCGACGCGACCCTTTACCCATGCCTTCAAAGTAGAAGGATGGACGTGTGTCTTCTGCGAAGGCTCAAGGCCATACTGACCTCGAAGATCTTCCACGACAGCACCTGCCATGTTGTCCTCACCTGCTTTGAATGACACGATGACATCGTTCTTAATGATGTCCGCCTCACCGATTGAACGCAGAAAGGCGAACGCCTCGTCGCGCTTGTCCTCAGATATACGCGCATGAACGAACTGACGGACGCTGACCTTGTGATCATCGACAGTCACGCTATCCATACCCATCTCATTCATGAGCATAGGTATGTCTTCCTCGTTCACTTTTCTTTTTTTGAACTTGAGATCTTTTAAATACTGTTCAGTATTCTTGATCTCCTCATCGATCTGAATAGATCTGCGGATCAGGTTAGAAAGATCACTAGCACCTTCCTTACCTATCTCGTCAAACTTATCGGCGTTGACAGCCTCTTCTTCAAATAGCGAAAACACATCGCTCATCGTACATCTCCTTTCGTACAAAGTTTTTGCCCTTCGGCAGTGAACGGGGTTTGTATCATATTTTTACTAGGGAAATAAACCCCTTAAATTCCCTAGTGGGGACGCAGCCCCTATGCAGCTTCTTTTCCTGCAATCTGTTTAACCATGTGCGCCACCTGCTTGCTGACAC